GAGGTGAGTGCGCGTGTCAGGAAAAAAAACAATCGGAAGTTTACTCGTAAATATCGGTGTTGATCTATCCGATTTTGAAAAGAAAATGAACGATGTCAATCGTCGATTCGGTAAACTCGGTGACCAAGTGCAGGACGCAGGCGCACAGATTGGCGCGGCGTTCGGCGGCGTGTCGCTTGCGATTGCAGGCGGACTTGGTTTCGCCGTCAAAAAAGCGGCGGACTTTGAGGAAGCATTATCAAAGATAAAAGCAGTATCGGGCGCATCTGCGAAGCAAATGAAACAATTCAAAGATATTGCACTTGCGATGGGTAAAAGTGGTTACGGCGCAACGGAAGCCGCGCAAGGTATTGAAGAGCTTGTCAAAGCAGGCGTTTCGATGGAGGCAATACTTGACGGTGGCTTAAAAGGTGCGCTTAATCTTGCAAAAGCCGGGGAGCTTGAACTTGCTGAAGCGGCAGAGATTGCGTCAACTGCGCTGAACAGTTTCAAAAAGGATAATTTATCCGTATCAGATGCTGCTGACATTCTTGCAGGTTCCGCAAACGCTTCGGCGACGAGTGTACAAGAATTGAAATTCGGTTTGTCTCAAGTTTCAGCAGTTTCGAGTATGGTCGGATTATCTTTTGAAGATACGTCTGCAGCTCTTGCTGTGTTCGCGAACAACGGTCTTAAAGGTTCTGACGCAGGTACTTCTCTTAAAACAATGTTAATGAATTTGCAGCCGTCTACGAAAGAACAAATCAACCTTGCCAAAGAACTCGGAATTGTCACGGCCGATGGTGCAAATGCCTTCTATGATTCGGCGGGCAATGTAAAGTCTTTGGATCAAATATCAGGTGTTTTATCAGAATCGCTCAAAGGAATGTCGGCCGCTCAGCAGCAAGCAACACTTAAAACGTTATTCGGTGCAGATGCGGTGCGTGCCGCGGCAATTCTATACAAAGAAGGCGCTTCTGGTGTAGACAAAATGAAAAAAGCAATGGGAACAACGACGGCAGAAGATGTTGCTATTGAGAAATTAAACAATTTCAACGGAGCAATGAAAATTCTAAAAGCAACGTTTGACAATTTTATGATTTCAATTGGCGACACGTTTGTCCCTGTTTTGAAAGACGTGGCAAATGGATTAGTAAAAGTTACAGAGTGGTTTAACAAATTATCGCCAGCCACAAAGGAAATTATCGCATATATTGCCGCCGCAACAATGGTGTTGACGGGACTTGTAGCAATTGTCGCACTTGCCACAGTCGGCATGGGTTTTCTCGCCGCCGCTGAATGGGCCGTTATACTGCCGATTCTCGGTATCATCGCCGCCGTGGTAGCCGTGATTGCTATTTTTGTAGCGCTCGGTATGTGGCTCAACAAATTGTACCAGCAGAACGAGACGTTTCGTAATGCGGTCAATTCGGTGTGGAGTACCATTAAAAACGTCATCATGACCGTCGTGGCGATTATCGTACCGGTTGTACTTTCGCTTTGGAACACAATGAAAACAGGACTGCTTCAAGCGTGGGCAATTGTCAAGCCTGCACTGATGCAGCTTTGGAATTTTATTCACACTATATTCAAGCAGATTGGCGCGTTTATCAATGAGAATTTAGGTGCAATCAAAATTGTGTTTGGCACGATTTTCAAAATCATAACCACGATTGTCAACGTTGCTTTAGTGGCGATTTGGGGGATTGTAAAAGGCATTTTGAACGGGATTTTAACGACGTTCAGAGTGGTGCTTACGGCAGTTGAATTTGTTGTCATGTCTGTTTTCACCGCCGTCAGGTTCGTGGTAAAAACCGCTCTTGATTTGATTGCAGGAATTATCAATACGGTCATGGCCGTCATCAAGGGCGATTGGTCGGGAGCTTGGAACACAATCAAAGAGACATTAAGCAATGTGTTTGACAACATTAAAAATCTTATCACGGGTTTCAAAACCGTGTTCCTCAACGCGGGGAAGGGATTTATCAACGCACTTATCGACGGAATTAAAAGCGGAGTTACAAACTTAACCGACACGGTAAAAGGTGTTGCTAATAAGATTAGAGAGTTTCTTCCGTTCTCGCCTGCAAAAGTCGGACCGCTTAGCGATCTCGACAAGTTAGACTTTGCAGGCCCAATCAGTAAAGCCATCAAGGGCGGCGTTCCAGACGTGCAGGCAAGTATGAACTCGATGTTACAAGTGCCAGATGTTAATCCAAGCGTGACGGCAGACATGGGCGGAGGCACTACGGTTATCATGCAGCTCGACAGTAAAACCATAGGCAAAGCAACATTTGCTCAAATGGCCGGTACGTTCAGATTGCGAGGTGCAGTAACATGACGAGTTACACAGTCACTGCGACTGGGCCGACTGGGAGTGTAGACATCACGCCCAATGTGCTGTCTGCCACTTGGTCACGTTCACTTGGCGAGGCTTCTGCTTCGCTTGATTTGTCTTGCAAAAACCTAATCGGCAATCTGTGTATGCACGCCATCACGCTTGAAGTGGACGGAACGCTATATTTTAGCGGAACGATAAAAACGCAATCGGAAAGTTACGACTACCCGTTGAAGCGTATACAACTGAAATGCGTCGATAATACAGACCGTCTACAACGTTTACTCGTTGCAGAAGTGTTTGAAAATCAGACCGCTAAGGAAATCATTACCGAGGTGCGTAACAAGTACGCGCCTTGGCTTGGCATTACGAATGTACGTGACGTCGGCGGGGAGATTGAGCTGTTAACATTTAACTACGAATCGTTCGCCAGCATCATCGAGAAGCTGGCGGAGATTACGGGCGCGTACTGGAACATCGACGCGTACAATCGGTTATCGTTCTTTTTAGAAAATGACGGCTTCACGTCATTTGATTTCACGCCTGCTCGTATCTTTGAAGGTTCGTTCAGCCTTGACACCAGCGCAACAGATTTGTGTAATCGGGTATGGGTAATCGGCGCAAAGCAGGCAAGTCCAAACACGATTGAACAAACCTTTATCGGCGACGGGAACAATCAGTATTACTCGGTTGCGTATGTTCCGAACTATCCGCAGGTGTTCGAGAATGGCGTGTCAGAAACGATTGCGATAGACAAAGAAGAGGCGCCTACTACTAATTACGTGTATAACAAAAAAGAGAAGGTTTTAAAGCGCGTCGCAGGGAACCTACCGAGCGGCGTGACACTACGCATCGTATACAAGCCTACCGTGCAGGTCATTGATTACTTCGAAGATCCTGCAAGCGTGGCAGGGTACGGACTGTATGAAAAAGCGATTATTGATAAAAAGATTACAGACAAGATGGCCGCACGAAAACGCGGACGCTCGGAACTTCGGCGCGTCAAAGACATCATTCGTTCAGGCAGTTTCGGTACGAGAAGTTGGAAAGTCGGCCCGGGGCAACTGACAAGAATTGTCTTACCCGTGTTTGACATTAACTCGTACTGGCGAATTGAAGCCATCGACGTTCAGTTCACGCCCGACGATATACAGGCGGATATCAAAGCAGAGGAGGTTGACCAGTGAGCGGAGAGAAGGACATGAGCAATCTCTTTCAGCGCGTCACAGCGCTTGAGCGAGATGATGCCGACACCGACCAATCGGTCACGCGAATTGTGAAGAATTACTCGGCCACAGGGTTGTCAGTCCGCGTGATTTACAACATCCATCAGTACCGAATCTGCGGAGATGTCAATCCGCTCTACGGTGCGATCACGGCCACCGACTCTTATTTATGAGGTGATAAAAATGATTCACACATCGGGAATTAACCGAATGCTTTCGCTTCTTAACACCGATTTATCGCACATCGCAGTCGGTAGCGGTTCAGTGCCGACAGAGAGTGCAACGCAGCTGACAAGCGAGACGTACCGAAAACCGATAACGCTTGGTATCACAGATGGAAACGTTCTAATAAAAGAAGTCTATCTTGACGAGACGGAAGCGAACGGAACCACTGCCGCAATCGGTATTTTTGGCAACGGCGCCACCAGCACGGCAGGTTCGGGCCAACTGTTTGCAAGTGGCGCGGCTGCCATCG